CGTCGGATTGCCCAGGTCTTCCCAGGTGAGGATCGGCTTGCCCAGCAGCATATCCGGCTGACCTGCCTGGAAGCTCGGTTGCCAGATGTACTCGTTGGTCGTCGTCTTGAGCTTTCGCACGTATGCCTGAGTGATCGAGTTCATCGCGAACTGAGCATTCTGGCGATAGCCGGGACGCAGCAGATACTGCAGACCGATCAGCGCATCGCCTTTCCACGCCGTGATAGGCGAGCTTTGTGCCGCCGATTCAGCCGCGACGAAGTGATATTCATACACCGCCGCTGCACGCATCGGAGACGCATAGTCGTCCGCAGCAGTTGGCGCGCTGTTCGTCATGCCCGTCGGCTTGGACGATCCGTTGCCATTGAATACCGCAGTCGCCAAGTCCACCGCGAACTGCTCGGCAATGTTCTCGACCAGCCACTGATTCACGTCGAACTGAATGTCCTGCAGCGACCACTCTGTCACCTGCGGGTAAGCGTAAAGCTCGCCCCAGGTCGGCTTTTGCGAGCGCAACGTCGGGGTAGTCGTCGCAGAACGCGATCCCGTTTCAGATACCCACCCGGAGAACCCGCCCTGGTTGTACGAGACAAGCTCCTGATAGTCGCTCGTGCCGACCTGGATCAACTTCACCGCGTTGACGATGTCGGAGAACTTCAGGATCAGTTTTTCGACCTGCATCCCAATGTCTTTCGGCAGCGCGAAGCCGCCCGCCGTTGTCGCCAACGATACGTCCTTCTGCATCAATTCCTTCAGCGCGGTATTCGCCGCCATATCTTGGAATCCTTTGCGGAACGCTTCGTTGAACTTGACGTTATATTCCGCTCGGTTGCGCTCTTCTGCCGTCCCCTTCGGACGCTCAGACAATGCCTCGAGCATTTCGATGCGCGCTTGCTTCTGCGCCTCTTCAGCCTCCAGCGCCTTGATCTTGGCTTGTGCCTTGTCGAGCGCCTCATCCATCCGCGCCAGCTTTACATCGAGTTCTTTCGCGCGTCCGTCGTTGCCTTTTTCGAACGCCTTCAGTCGCTCGTCGTTCGACTTCTGGTATTCACCAACGACGTTACCAATCTTTTCCAACTCTTCAATGATGGGGTTAGCCACTTCTATCTCCTGTACCGGATCATGCCGGCAATGATTTTGTTAACTGTCTCATCGACAGCTTCTGATACATCCTCATCGACGGCCTCACACCGGTCAGGACTCAGCTTCACACCGAATCCAAGATCATGGACCAGATCACGCGCATCAGTCTTGCTGCACCCCAACTCGCGCAGATGTTGCTCAAACGAACGCGGATCTGGAAATTCACTCTTGATCGCCTCAACCATCGCCCGCGGATTCATTGGCATCGACACCAACGATACCTCCTCGAGCCGAACATTCTTCAGCAATCGGTTCCCTTGCTTATCGAAACCGACATCGGACTGAGACTCGATCCAATAGCCGATCGACATCCCGCGAACTGCCTTCATCTGCGCGAGTGTGCGCGTATCACGACCCAGCGCCGTATCCGCGAACACACCCTTTACCGCAAGCCCGAACTGGTCCTCGCCCATCTCGATCCACATCCCCGGCACCTGTTTCGGATCGTGCATCCAAAACATCTGCGGCATGGTCCCGTCAGCGTGGTGCTTATCGAGCGTCTTGGTAAATGCCCCTGGCATGACAATATCGCCGCCGAGATCGACATTCCCAAAGATCGAACCGTGACCCTCGAACTCTTTACTTGAGAGGGACTTGAGCTCCAACGGGATTGTTAGGGTTGCTTTCATTGGGTGCCTTTGGTTGTGGGTCGCCCGCGACCGTCATATTCATCGGGCGAATGTAATCATCGCCACCATCTTGTCCAGATATCGGATTTTGGCCGTCAGTCTCGCGCCACTCGTTGACGGAGATTGCCCCCCACTGACGCCGCAGCGCGTTGCCAGCTTGCCGGGTGGCAAAGTCCGCTCGCTGGATAGCGTCAAGGTTGAACCGGATAATCACGCCCGCATTGCGGTCGTCTTGCGTCAGCAAATCCCGCTCCATCGCCGACTCGAACAGTTTCACGAACGGCAAAATAACGTTGATCGTGAAGTCCGCATCCTGCTGCTCGACGTTGTTGAATGTCGCCCGCTCGAGGTCACCCACCAGATGCGGCGGGACACCAAACGCGCCCGCAATAACAGTCCGAACCAGCTTACGCGTCTCGATGAACTGCGCCTTCTCGTTCTCGACGGCAACCGTGCCCAGGTCCATCCCCTTAGGCAGCATCATCGTGTCGAAGCGTTTTTTGCCGGTGAACTTATTCTTGAAGTCGGTCAGGAATGCGATCTGCTCTTCGTCGGTCTTGAATCCGCGGAAGCCTTCCATGAGCTTGAAATAGATGCTGGGCATCGCCCCATTGCCAAAGAAGGACGCGCCGAACTGCTCGGCCGCGATCTCCATGCCGATCGCTTGATCACAATCTGCGATCGTCGAATCACCCCAGATGTAATTTCGTGCCGGCCCGCGAACGTGATGCACCCGCCGGCGCGAATACCCGGTCGAGTTGTACCGGTACGTCAGCGCCCGCGTGGATCTGTCCTGCTCGACACTCACGTCGCCCGCCCGAACAGGATCAAGTACGCGGATCGGGCCGGTAACGCCCTGCCCCTTGATCGCCACGTAGTTACCGTAACGAACGAGACTCGACGCCGCATCTGACCAGTATTCCGCCTGGCTTTGATTCTCATTCGGAGACATCAAAAGCCGCTCTACAGGATGCTTATCGAGCCTCTCCTTGTTCTGACGACCATCAACAAGCGTCGACAAATACACATGAACCGGCGTTACCGAAATGCGCCGACTAATTGCCGTGACGATCGCCTTGACTGTCGGCGATTGCTCGCACGTCTCTGGTGTTACCGAAATGCCCGATGCATTTACCCCGGCACTGAGCAGCGACAAAAACCAGCTGGTCGAATTGTCTTTCGTCTCTATCGGTGCCGCCGACTGCCACGGCCATTTCATACGATCATCAGCCGGCCGCTGACAAAACTATCCTCAACAGCCACACCTCCAGCCATTGCCATCGCCAGCGCGACCAATCCATCGATTCGTCCAGTCGATTTCATCTTGTTGAGCTTCCTATTCCCAGCTGGGTCGCTATCGACAATCGCGTTAGCAGCGCACCACGTCAGGATCGGATTATTCCCATGCCTGACGCGACCATTCATCAATTCACTCTCAACCGTATCCAAGGCAGGACTCATATCCTTGAATCCCTGACCATGCGGCACCAGCGGCAACGTCACGCCAATTCGCGTCAACTCCGCCTGCAGGACATCCATCCGCCAGCGGTCGAACCGAATACCTGCTACCTCGTAATCACCACACAACTCAGCAAGCCGCACTGCGACAAATTCGTAATCGACCGACTTGCCGGGCGTCAGCGTGAGATATCCATCACGTGCCCACAGGTCATACGGCACCCGGTCACGCACTGACCGATCCGATACGCCGTCGCCGGGCGCAAAGAACTCCGCGCGCACATGCCATTCGTTTTCAAACTGCGCGCAATAAACCAGCGCCGTCAGGTCGTGCCGCGCCGACAAGTCGAGCCCCATCACAACCGGGACCGACTTGAATGCAGCCTCGAGCGGTCGCGACCCACACGCCTTCCAGATCGCCGCCGGAATGAATGGCGACTGCTGACTGATGCGCTGATTCAGCACCAGGTTGCGATATGAAGATTCTCTCGCCGGCATCCGCTTCGCCGCCGCCGCCTGCTCTTCAACCTCGCGCAGATTCAGGAAGTCGCCTAGCGCAGGGTTAGCCGCCTTCATCGCTTTCTTGCAGAAGGGATCGATGTCCATCGGCGCAGACCACATGAACAACTTAGTCCGCGGGTCGTGCTGTGCCTTGGCATCATCAATCAAGATCGACAGCAGATCGTTATCGCTCGGCGCCTGCGTGCTGATCACAATCGTCAGCGGTTCCTCTTGCGCTCCAGCAGCCGTCTCGAGCGCGTCATACAACAAACTGCGCGGGCCGCGCACCTGTCCCAATTCATCGTGCACCGTAAATACCGGCGACAAGCCCATCGCGGTACTCGCTTCAGCAGATAGCGCCCGGTATAACGTGCCCAACTCCGGACACGCCAGTACTTTGCCCGTCTCCCTGACCGCTACCACCGACGACAAATCAGGTGACATCCGCACGATCTTCGCCGCCAGCGCGAACAGAATAGCCGCCTGATCTCTCGACTGTGCAGCACTGAACAATTGACTATTCCGCCGCGCTTCCGGACCGCACAGATGCAGCAACAGCAAGAACCCGGCTAACGTCGTCTTGGCGTTCTTCCGCCCGTAACTGACGATCGCCCGGCGCGTAGGACTGTCATAAATCCCGCGAATGATCTTTCTCTGCCAGGGCCGCAATCGAACCGGCTGACCGACAAACTTACCTTCCGGAATACGACAGTACGTCTCGATCCATTGGATATTGGATGCGCCCCGCTTTACCGCTCCCATATCTGTCGGGTCGGCGTCTTCGCGAGCTTCGTCGTCGCAGCACCCGCCGACATGATCTTACTCTGCGGCGTCAATCGCAGCCGCGTCCCCAACGTTGCCAGCGCCCGGGACTCCTTATCAGCGATCCGACATAGTGCCTCGTACCGCTTCAGGCCGTCCGGTGTCTTCAGCCATTCCGGATCGAACGCATTCACCTCAACCGCCACGATCGTCGCCTTGGTCACATGCCGCACGTATTGAGCCAACAAAGGACCCGAATCAACAGTGAACCAATCGCTCGGCTTGGACTCGGTGATCGCTCGCCATAGACTCACCTCAGGCTCGGTCAAGTCTTCCGGCGGCGGCAAAACGCGC